ATTGGAGTGTCGTATTATATTCCTAGATCACCTCAGTATATTATTGAGTGGATTAGAGGGGGATGAACGACGTATGCTGGATATTACGATGACTAAACTTCGATCACTTGTTGAACGAACAGGTATTGCATTATTTTTAGTATCACATTTAAGGAGAAGTAGTAATGATAGGACTTCGCACGAAGAGGGAGGTAGAGTTAGTTTGTCCAGCCTTAGAGGATCACATAGCATCGCTCAAATATCAGATTCGGTCATTGCGCTCGAAAGAGATCAACAGAATGGAACTACAGGAGATGCTACGACTGTGCGAGTCCTTAAGAATAGATATTCAGGCGAGACTGGTATAACATGTAAACTTTCATATGATCTAAGTACATGCCGCTTTACTGAAAATGAAATTACGCCCGAACATGACGAATTCGACCCGTCCACAGATTTTTAAAAACTATGAGCATCCATGGTATAAACATGTGAATGACCTTAAACGACCTAATCCACCTACAACTGAAGCCGTTAAACGTGCTAAGTTTGTAGACAAAACCTATACATGGCAAAAGAAAAATTAAATCTAGCCTTTGACATGGAGACAGATGGGCTAGACTCCAAACGTATTCATTGTATAGTCACACAAGATTTGGATACAGGTCTTGTAGAAGAGTACAATGATGAAAAGTATGCAGAAGATCCTAAAGGTTTGCCTATGGCTTCTTCATATTCTATATGTAATGGGTTAAGCTCTATTATGGCATGTGATAATATCGTGTCACACAATGGTATTGCATATGATGTAGCACAAGCCCAGAAACATTACCCCTTTTTCAGAGAGCTTAATGCTAAGCATTGGGATACTCTTATTCTTAGTAGGTTCTACCATCCAAACCTTTTAGAAATAGATCTTAAACGTAAATGGTCTTATATGCCTGCACGTTTGTATGGATCACATAGTCTTGAAGCTTATGGCTATAGACTTAAATGTTATAAAGGAGAATTTGGAAAAACTACTGATTGGAAAGAGTGGTCACGAGAAATGCAGGAATACTGCAAACAAGACGTCGCTGTTTTAGTTAAACTATGGGAACATTTCCAAAAATACCTGAACCCGTCCAGCTTGAGCACCAAATAGCTGAACTGATGCAAGATCAGAAAAGGGTTGGCTGGCCTTTTGATGTAAAGGCTGCACAAGAATTAGAAAACAAACTATTAAATAGATTAGAGGAGCTTAGATCAGCTACTCAAGATATATGTACGTTTGTTCCTGGTAATATATTTATTCCTAAACGGGATAATAAAAAACAGGGTTACATCAAAGATGCACCTATGCAAAGGCTTAAGGAGTTTAATCCTAGTAGTCGTGAGCATATTGCTTGGTGGTTCAAAACCTTTCAAGGTTGGGAACCTAATAAACTAACACCTACTGGTAAGGCAGTCATAGATGAGACTGTACTTAAAGAGATAGGTACTAAAGAGGCGTTAATGTTTCTAGAGATTCTGGTCACACAGAAAAAACTCGGAATGCTATCCCAAGGGACTAACGCATGGTTGAAACTGGTCAAGAATGGCAGGATTCACCACTCTTGCTTCATCGGTGCAGCTACGCATCGAATGGCCCATTCACATCCAAATCTGGCACAAGTCAGTAGTGATGAGGATTGCCGTAAACTATTCATTTCTAAACCTGGATGGCAGCTGGTAGACAGTGACCTTGCAGGAATAGAATTAAGAATGTTTGCACACTACCTTCATAGATATGACGGTGGTAGATATGCAGATGTTTTACTTAATGGTGATATTCACCAAGAAAACGCAGATAAAATTGGTATTTCCAGAAGGCTTGTCAAAACTGTAACTTATGCCTTTTTGTATGGAGCTGGAAATATTAAGATAGGATTAAGCTATGACCCCATGTTATCCAAAGAGAAAGCGCAGAAAAAGGGCGCAGAAATTCGCAAGGCTTATATGGATGCCATTCCAGGTCTTGAAGATCTTATTCTGGACGTTACCAAAAGGGTTTCTGAAGGAAATCAGATCCGTGCCATCGACGGTCGTTATCTCAGCGTTGACAAAGGGCATAAGTCCCTCAACTTCCTATTACAAGGATCGGCGGGGGTCATCGCAAAAAGGTGGTTATTAATCACCAATACTAACTTGCACCAACTTAAACTTGAACATCAACGGTATGCTTTTGTACATGATGAGCAAGTACTATGTGCGCCACCATCATCAGCCGTACAGGTGGGTGATGTATGTAAACTATCTGCATTAGAAGCTGGTGAATACTATAAAATTCGACTGCCTATAGAAGCCGATGCAAATATCGGTAAGAATTGGGCAGAGGTACACTAATGCTATTAATTGACACAGATTTTATAGCCTATAAGGCTGCTCAAGCATGTGAAGAGGGTATTGATTTTGGTAACGACGTTATTGTTGCACAATCCAATTTCAGTGGAGTTCTAAAGATCTTTGAGCGTGAACTTAAGAAGGTTACAACCGCTATGATGGAAGATGAGTTTATACTCTACTTCTCAAGTCCTGAAAATTTCAGGAAGAAAATTTATCCAGATTACAAGGGTCATCGAAACCGACGTAAGCCTCTAGGATATAAAAGATTAGTCAACCATTGTAAAAAGAATTACAGATTTGTCTTACGAGATAATCTGGAAGCCGATGATGCCCTTGGCATGGATGCAACTAAGTATCCTGATCAAGAGACTATTATTGTTAGTCCTGATAAAGATATGCGCCAGATTCCTGGGGCATTATGGAACATGACTGATGATGTAGAAGAAATCACCAAAGAAGACGGTGATAGGTGGCATCTAATTCAAAGCTTGGCAGGTGATGCAACCGATGGGTATGCAGGCTGCCCTGGGATAGGAGTTAAACGTGCAACTGAGTTGCTCAATAAGCATAATAATAAATGGGAAGCCATTTGTAATGCTTATAAAGAAAAAGGGTTATCAGACGACGACGCTTTACTTAACGCACGATTAGCTAAGATCCTACAACACACTGACTACGATTATGACCGCCAAGAGCCAATCCTATGGACCCCAGTATTATAACAGGGGTAACATAGAGGTTTGGGATTTTATCCGAGACCAACAATTAAACTACCACCTTGGCAATGCTGTTAAGTATATCTGCCGAGCTGGACATAAAACAGATCATATTGATGATCTAAAAAAAGCTATCCACTACCTCACCAACGAACTAGAGCATGTCACTAACGATCACACCCGATATACATCACACATTTCTGAGCCAACAAGCAAAGGAATTCAGGACGACGTACTCAATTGGGAACTCAACAAATCGGGTACCGCAGACTAGACAGAAGAACTTAATTGTTGAAGAGTTTAAAGAGTTTCTTGAAGCTGATGGAGAGATGTGGAGAGATAGCCCTCAAGCTACTGCTAACTGCTTAAAAGAATTAGCTGATCTAGTTTACGTGTGTTATCAGTACGCTGAGAACATGGGATGGGACTTAGATGAAGCATTACACAGAGTACATGAAAGTAATATGTCCAAATTAGATGAAGACGGTAAGCCTATCTACCGTGAAGATGGGAAGGTTCTTAAAGGACCAAATTATGCACCACCCAATTTAGAAAATTTAGTTTAATGACTGCAAATGTTATCGCTCGAACAGGTCGGGTTCAGAATTGGATTGATAATCCTGACGGTCGCTTGCCTGTTAGTTGTACTGTTTATGTCTGTGAAGACGAAATGGAGGGAGAAAATGGAATCGAATCGTCTTGGCGTTTTGTTAGCCATGCTCTCAGATTCGGAGCAGGCGTTGCTGTCCATCTATCCAAACTACGACCAAAAGGAACTGAAAATGGCAAAGGCTTGGTTGCTAGCGGCCCAGTCAGCTTTGCAAAAATATACTCGGTCCTAAATGAGACACTTAGACGTGGAGGAATCTACAAGAATGGCGCTTGTGTTGCCCATATTGATCTTGACCACCCTGATGTCATTGAGTTTATTACTGCTCCCAGAGCAGAACTCGCATGGATCAAGAGGTGCGTCAATATTGACGACGAAAAATGGAAAAGTGCTGATAAGAACACACGGGAAGCATTAATTTATGGAATTAAATCAGGAGACATCTGGCTCAACAAAATCAGATACGATCAGTCAGGGCAGCGCATCTACGGAAATGTATGTCTTGAAGTTTACCTGCCCTCACGAGGCACATGCTTACTCCAACATATTAATTTGTCAGCCTGTAGTGTCAGGGACATTCAGGACGCTTGCGTTACAGGTATGTCCGAGCTGTGCGAGCTACATGGGAAGACAGGCGTTGGATCAACTGGCGAATACCTCGCCTCCGAGACGGATCGCCAAGTCGGACTTGGATTCCTTGGACTAGCCAACCTTCTAAGAAGAGAAGGTATAACCTATGAACAATTTGGCCGAGCACTTAGCGTAGTTAATAACGGAGGTACTATAATCACCCCCGCAGAGAAACTAGCTTATGAATTAAAGCTTGGTGTTCATAAAGCAACTACAGTTGCAATAAATAATAATATGGTAAGAGCTTTTGCTATAGCTCCTACTGCATCCTGTTCTTACAGGAGTAAGGACTTAGATGGGTACACCGCTTGTCCAGAAATAGCACCTCCAATAAGCCGTACTGTTGATAGAGACAGCGGAACTTTTGGAGTAACAACCTACGATTATGGCGATGTTGAAATCGCTAGTAAAGTTGGATGGGATGCTTACAAGAGCGTCGCTGATGGCTTTATGACGTTATTAGGAAATACAGGACTTCTTCACGGATACTCATTTAACTCTTGGTCAGATGTGGTAGCCTACGACGAACAGTTCGTGGAAGAGTGGTTGAGATCACCTCAAACCTCCTTGTACTACAGCCTTCAAGTAATGGGTGACGTGCAAGACAAGAGCAGCGAGTATGCTGCATTGGATGAAGCAGAAGTCAATGATTATTTGGAGGGGATTTTAAATGAACCCCCTACATGTGATTGCCAAGAATGAAAACACCATATGATAAACTTTTTGAACGTAAAAGAAAGTGGTCTCCCGTTCAAACCACAAAAGGTCAACTCCGTCCAGGGTCTGAAGAGGCCATCTACCGTGCTCTCGCAGTACGTTGTATGGAGTTACCAGTCGGTTCCTTTATTGAGGAAGGTCTTGAAAAGACTGTTCCCGAATCGGCTAGAAAATTATTAATCTCTAATGTAAAAGATGAAGATAACCATGACATTGCTCTCGGTTACATTGCCAACGCTATTGGTGTTGACGAGAAAGCTGAGAGAGAAGCGCTTAGATTACGGGACGCATGGGTATCCCACCCTGATCACACCATCGTTAAAGCTTTGGTAGCTGAACGTGCTATATTTTTTGTACTATTACCATTCAATAGATTCAATGGTGATGCAGGTTTGAGGACCGTAAGTGCAGATATCAGCCGTGACGAGCAAATCCACGTTGCGACGAACTCACTTGTATGTAGTGAGCTTGGTCTTACTTGGAGTCCATCCTTAGATAAACTTAGAAAGGCTACAATCCAATGGATTATGGAACCACTAGGTAGAAATACTCAGGATAGATATTTAGATAGAAAATTTTGGACCGATTCTAGTGATCGGTTAATGTACGAAGGCAAAGCACCAGAGCTTTCTGAGACTAAGAACGCTAGAATGCCAGCATTTTTTGAACATGCAAATACAAACCTCCCAAAGTACGCTTAACTGGGGCGACCTACAACGCTTACTTGATGACCTTGACCAGCAGTTTCCCGACACATTCCCTGACCACACGCTCTCTGAAAAAGAGATATCCTATCGAGCAGGTCAGATTTCTATAATTAGATTACTTAAACAACATTTATCGGACGAATAATTATGTGCGGAGATTTAATCAGCAGCATCTTTGGAGGTGGTAACAGAAACACACCACCCCCACCACCAATACCCGCGGCACCTACAGCACCCCCACCACCACAGATGACGCAACGTGCTCCAACAGAAGGGCCATCAACACCTACTCCTACACCTGTTAGTGAGGATGAGACTAAGCGTAAGGCTAAGATCACAGCTAAGAAGGTACAGAAGAAGACAAGAGCTGCAGGTACTACACAGTTAGCTACTAAGAAGCCAGAAACAGGTGGACTTCAAGGTACAGGTACACAACAAGGTGTAAACACAGGAACAGGATCAGGTTCTGCAAGCGGTGGAGCACCAACAACTAAGAAATAAATATGGAATACGCACGTCAGAGATACAACAAGCTATCAACTGACCGTGAACAGTTTCTTAATGTTGCTTATGAATGTGCAGAGTTAACACTGCCCACTCTCTTGATGAGGAATGAGAAGCCTCCTGCTTATGCACAGTTTAATACACCGTGGCAGTCAGTAGGAGCTAAAGGAGTAGTCACACTGAGTTCTAAACTCATGTTAGGATTACTCCCTCCTTCTACAAGTTTCTTTAAACTCCAATTAGATGACTCTAAGTTAGGAGTGGAGATACCTCCAGAGAGTAAGAGTGAGTTAGATTTAAGCTTTGCAAAGATTGAACGTATGATTATGGAAGCTATCGCGGCATCCACTGATCGAGTTCAGATATTCACAGCACTTAAACATCTAGTCGTAACTGGTAACGCCTTATTGTATATGGGCAAAGAAGGTATGAAAATGTACCCTCTCAACAGATACGTTGTAGAAAGAGACGGTGACGGTAATCCCTGTGAGATAGTCACAAAAGAAAAAGTAAACAAAGATTTACTACCTGCAATGCCTCTACCTCTGAGTAAAGAATCAGATCTTGTAGATAATTCAGGTGAAAGTTCTAAAGATTGTGATGTGTACACTTGTGTTAAACTTACTCCTAAAGGATGGAAGTGGTGGCAAGAGGTACATGATATAATCATACCTGGGAGCGAAGGTAAAGCTCCTAAAGATAAATGTCCATTCTTACCACTACGGTTTGTAACAGTAGATGGTGAGGACTATGGTAGGTCTAGAGTTGAAGAGTTCCTTGGTGATCTTAAATCACTAGAAGCATTGATGCAAGCCCTTGTAGAAGGTAGTGCAGCAGCAGCTAAGGTTGTCTTCACAGTCTCACCTAGCTCAGTTACTAAACCTCAGTCACTAGCTAACGCTGGTAACGGTGCTATCATTCAAGGTAGACCTGATGACATAGGAGTAGTACAAGTAGGAAAGACAGCTGACTTCCAGACAGCTTATCAATTAATAAATACATTAGAGAAGAGACTTGCAGAAGCCTTCTTAATTATGAATGTCAGGGATTCCGAACGCACAACAGCAGAGGAAGTTCGTATGACACAGATGGAACTAGAGCAACAGCTTGGAGGTTTATTCTCACTGTTAACTACTGAGTTCCTTCTACCATATCTGCACCGCAAGATGCATACTCTTACAAAGAGTAAACAGATACCTACACTACCTAAGAATTTAGTCAAGCCCACTATTGTAGCTGGGATAAATGCACTAGGACGTGGACAAGATCGTGATGCTCTTGTACAATTCATTACTACCATTTCACAGACAATGGGGCCAGAAGCTCTGGCACAATACATGAACGCTGATGAAGCTATCAAACGTCTAGCAGCTGCTCAAGGAATTGATGTTCTTAATCTTGTTAAGAGTGTAGAAGAACGTAGTCAAGAACAACAGCAAGCTCAAGGACAGATGGCACAACAATCCTTAATGAGCCAAGCTGGTCAACTAGCTAGCGCACCATTAATGGACCCA